CAGGTCCAGTCGGCTGCTCGAAGGCCGACTCACGCTGAGCAGCCGATCCCAGGTCCAGTCGGCTGCTCGAAGGCCGACTCACGCTGAGCAGCCGATCCCAGGTCCAGTCGGCTGCTCGAAGGCCGAGCACCAGGAAGCGCGCCCCCGTACACTGTAAGCGCTCGATTGTTCGCCAAAATTCCGAGAATTAGGTAGAGGAACCCGATTTTCCCTTGGGAAAGCGCCATTCCGCCCCCGATAGGCGCAATCGGATTCCGGAATTTCAGAGCGTGGGTGTGGTGTTACCCTACCATGTGCCGCCAGACAGAAATCCGTAGGATCGGTGCGCGCCGACCTGTAATCCACCCCTACGCGCGCGTGCGATTTGCTTGGTAATGGCAACTGGTGACAACTTGTCACCACTGAAACCGACCCCCTGTTGGTGGCAATATCTAGTTCAGTAAACCATGACGCAACTGTAGCGGTGCCGATTGTTCGCCGTCGTTCCGAGAATTGGGTGGAGGGGGAGATTCGGTTTCGGTTACACCAGGAGAAAAGCAATGACTGCTTTGTATGAGAAGTACCGCCCAGGCACTTTAGACGGCGTTGTGGGGCAGGACGCTGCTGTTAGGAAGATCAGGTTCTTGCAGAGCAGGGATTCCCTGCGCTGTCTGTGGCTGTCTGGTCCTTCAGCGACCGGCAAGACTACTCTTGCCCGTATTGTAGCCAGTCTGGTATCTGACCCTTTGGCTACAGAGGAAATCGACGCTATTGACCTGTCATTGGACATGGTTCGTGAGTTCGATGAACGATCACGCAAGAGGCCCTTGTTTGGTAATCAGTGGTGTTTCCTCATTAACGAGGCGCACAACATGAATACCAAGACCGTCTCCAAGTTGCAGACTGTACTGGAGGAGCCTTCGACGGCTCGCAATGCCTGCTGGGTTTTCACCTGCACTGACAAGGGGCAGAAGCGGCTGTTTGACGACAAGTTCGACGCCCATCCCCTGCTAAGCAGAGCAGTACAGATCGAGATGGAGTTCACCGGCGATACGATCATTGCCTATGCCAAGCGGCTCATGGAGATTGCCAAGCTGGAAGGCATCGAGAACGGTCAACAGCTTGATGCTTATGTTGACCTGTTCACTCAAAACAACTGCAACTTTCGTCAGTGCTTGCAGCAGATTGATTCTGGTGTGTTTGTATAAGCGACCCGGATGTTCGCCGTCGTTCCGAGAATTGGGTGGAGGCTTTCCGACGTTTCGATTCCATGATGGAGATACTTCGATGAATGTTTACGATGAATTGGTCAAGCGTTGCAGTCCACTTGTCGAGGCATACAGGGATGACCTGCTTGTCAGTGACAAGGAGTTGATTGCCATGTATCCAGGCAGAAAGTTCCTGCACTTCACCCGCAACACCGGCACGTTTCTGTTTCTCATGCACCCTGCCGATGATGCAGTATTCCCACCGAAGGGAGTGCGAGTGCCGTATCTGTTCGGTACTGCCGACAGATCGCACATGCTTCAAGACGTTCAAACGTGTGTAAAAGGCTGCTGCCGATCTTCGTCAACATTGCTGACCCTTTACTACGACGGCAAGAGATTGCAGGAGGTTGGCCAGTCCCGCGCTTTGATTCTATGGCTGGATTATACGGACGGCGTGAATCGTCAATGGGAGAAGGAGGGCAGGAGCAATGGGGTTTACGTCCCAGCGTGAAGGTGACGGCACTTACTCCATCTGGGAGTGCGGTTTCACCGGCAAGAAAGATGTTTTGATGACTGGCGTTCGTGGTTGTAACGTCAGTCGCATTGTCAATCGGCTTACTTCAGATAGGTTCTTCAGGGAGATTTCTCATGTCCGATCGCTCAATGAGTTGGGATTACGCAACGACGACGCCAGGGCGAGTGATCCATTGCAGCGTGTACCATCACAAGGAACTGAAGCAGTACACGTTGGTGATCTACCCTCAGACTGTCAAGCGTGAGGTTTGGGCAGACGGCACTGTATGGGTGTCGAGAACGATGGAATGCTTCAGCGGCTATCGTGCCAAGCTGCAAGACTGCGAACGATTCAACAGAGGGCGGCTTGAGGAGTTGCGTTACGCTGCACCGCACTTGGCAATCACTGGCCAGATGATCCGGCAGGTTTGCGAGCAGCACAATCTGGAACTGCTGATTCCAGAAGGCAAGTCAGTGGCAGAGCAGTTGCAAGCCCACTGACGAGCTAGTGAGACTCTAGCGAAACGCCCCAGCAATGGGGCGTATGGGTGACTAGAAACGAAAACGCCGCAGCCAGTTAAGGCTACGGCGTCCGTGGTTTGCAAGCTGGAGGGGTTCGGCTAGTAGCCGCCACCCTTTCCACCCTTGCCACCTTTCTTCGTTCCGCATTTCGGCATAGCGAATGCTCCGTGTAGTGAGATACTTGTCGGGTAATCTTCACGGAGGAAGTCTAGCAGTTGGGTTTTCGTTTGTCAAACTTCAGGAGGAAATCATGTCAGACAAGAGCAAGCCAGAGGGGCATGGTCGTTTGTGTATGACTACCAAAATCGGCCAGTCCTTCAGGATCGGCGATGCAATCGTCACGATCCGTAGGATTCGTGAAGGTAGTCAGACTGTCGATATTATGGTTGTTGCACCAAAGACACTGTATGTCAGTCGAAAGTGGCCACCAGATCCAGGTCATGAACCAAAGCAGTAAAGCGGCGGGTTTGTTCGCCGCCGTTCCGAGAATTGGGTAGAGGGCGATGGTTTTCTTCGATCCATGATGGAGGTTTTTATGTCCAGCGTTCACGGTTACATCGTTCTTTGGCGTGTCAAGTCAAAGGGAACTAATGTTTCAGCGGTTCGCTCTGCTCTCGATGCTGCCCAGCTTCCAGCCAGTGAAGCAGGTGAACTCAATGCCAAGCAGGCATGGGGCAGGGCAATCAAGTCGCTCAAGCAGGACCGTTTGATTGACAAGGTTATCGACGAGAAAGGCGTCATGTCCTTTCAGTTCACCAAGAAGGCAATGTCCGGCGATCGTATCGAGTTCGATTACGAGTGGACGGTGTTTCTCGATACGAACAATGGTCGCATCGAGTGTCCCGACAATCCTGCTTTCGTGCCAACTGCAAGCAACCTGCTCAGCGAGGCTTTCGTTCACCGCAATGCAGCCGACCTGAGCCGCATCATTCAGCGATTGTTTGACAAGCACGCCGATCTCATTCCCATCATTCCAGACAAGGGGGTTTGCTACTTCGTTCCCGATCAGCACCTTGGGTTCCTTGAGAAGATCGAGACGTTCCTTCAGTGTGTCGGAGGTCGGCTTCACCGATTCCTGGTTCCCAAGGGAGACGCCAGAGAAACGCAGGAAGTTTCCGACGCCATCTTTGCAGAAATGGAACGACGCATCGGAGAACTCAATCAGGCTATCGAGGAAATGACCAACAGCACCCGCTCAGATACTCGACAGCACGCTTTCGAGAAGTATCAGCGGCTTGTGCTTTCCTTCGAGGGCCACAGCATCCGCATCAGCGAAGGACACGAACGACTCCAGCAGATGCTTGAGTCGGTCAAGGAAAAGTATGTCGAGAAGGTTGTCGGCATCGAGATTGCACAGGAGGAGGCCAAGCGATCCAAGAAGGCAACGGCTTCGTAGTAGTTCAGCCAGTTCGGTTACGTTTCACTACACTTCACCGGAGATTTTCCCATGTCCGTTCACAGCAAGTTCACCACGTTCCGAGACGCCATGATTGCAGGCATGATCGAGCGAGACGCTGAGGTCAATATGGTGCTGACCGCCCTGCTTTGCAGGGAGCACGCCATATTGGTTTCCGGTCCAGGCGAGGCCAAGAGTATGCTGCTCGATTCACTCATGGCTTGGGCCAATGCGCCCAAGTTCGACCTGCTTCTCAACAAGTTCACCACGCCAGAGGAAACGACTGGTCCGGTTTCCCTGGTCGGTCTGAAGTCTGACGAATACCGCCGTGTGACTGAGGGCATGTTGCCAGAGGCTAGCCTTGCGTTCCTTGACGAAATCTTCAAGGCATCGTCGGCAATCCTCAACACCACGCTGAAGATTCTCAACGAGCGGCGATTCCGCAACGGCAAGGACACGATGGATTGTCCACTGTTGCTTTGCGTTGCAGCCAGCAACGAATGGCCAGCACCACAGGACGGCCTTGGTGCGCTGTTCGATCGCTTCATGTTTCGCAAGACGGTTAAGCCCATCACCAACGAGGCCAGTTTGCGTCGGCTTTGCTTCGGCAATGTCGGCGTGACCATTACCGAGACGATCACCCTGCAAGAAATCACCCATGCTATCCAGTTGGCAGGTGCAATGCAGTGGTCGCCAGATGCGGAGGATGCTTTGCTTGAGTGTATCAAGCAGGTTCGCACCGAGGGTATCCGATTGGGTTCACGCCGTATTCGCAAGTCGGTCAACGCCGCCGCAGCTTACGCTTGGCTAGAGGGTGCTAGCGAAGTCGAGCCAGACCACCTAGAAATCCTCCAGCATTGCCTATGGGAAGACCCAGAGCATGAGAAGGTTGCCGCTAAGGTTGTCGCCGGTATCGCCAACCCAGCCAATGCGGTTGTCATGTCGCTGCTGTCGGAGTGCGAACAGACGGCAGATGCAATCGACTTCACCCAGATTGCCAGCGTGACCGTCGCTATCAAGCGACTGACCGAGATTCAGTCGCAGTTGCGTACTACCAAGGGCAGCAAGGCACCCGCCGCTTTGCAGTACGTCACCGACAAGATCAAGGAAATCAAACTCCGCATGATCTAGTCGCCGCCAGCGTCAAGTTTCATCACCATTCACCGGAGATTCACTCATGGATATTCGCAACCTTCTCAACGATCGAGCCGCCGACCACGATCCAGTTGCAGAGATTGCAACCAGACAGCCATCGGCACCAACGCCCCATGCGATCCGTCACGATGACTGGTCGCTACGTCGTGGCGAGCAGACGTTTCAGGATTCCCAGCCGCTTCAGCAGGTGCTTGCCAATCGCATCGACGGCCAGCAGTTGGCTACCGACTTTCGTGCCAGTGCTTTCGAGCACGATCCGCAAGTCAATGACCAATGCACCAACCCGCTACTTGCCCAGTACGTTAGTGAGTTGATGCAGACCGAGGAGTTCCAGCAGCTTCGCGGCCTTACTGTTGGCGACGAAAACGCTAGCGAGATTGCCGCTACTCAGTTCAGCAAGGGATTCGTCGCAACCTGCGACAAGGTTGACGAAGATGACTTGAAGACCGAGAAGGGGCAGCTTGCCGTCAGTATCCAGGCGATCCGCGCTGCACAGCAGGCACAGCAGCAGGTCGAGGAGTACGACCAGTGCAGCGATATGATTCGGGGTTTCGGTGGCGATCCAGGCCAGCCTGCAAACGTCAGCCAGGAAACGCTTGGCCAGTTGTTTGCCAAGGTCCGCAATAGCACCATGCTGAAGCAGGTGATGGCTCTTGCCGGTCGCTATCGCCGAGTCGCCGCCAGTGCTCAACGTCGCAAGGTTCCTGTCGGTGTTGACGAGACTGTCGGTGTGACTCAAGACGGTATCGTATCCCGTCTCATGCCTGCCGAGTTGTGCCAGCTTGCAGATGATCGGCTTGCCGATGCTGCAATGCTGCGGATCGTCGAGCGTACCGCTCAGTGCCGTGAGTACAACGGCATCGAGCAGGTAGGCAAGGGTCCGATTGTCGTGATCGTTGACGAGACTGGTTCGATGAATCAGAACGGCAATATCTACCACGCTAAGGCGTTCGCCCTGTCTCTGTACTGGGTGGCTACCCAGCAGCGACGATGGTGCTGTCTGATCGGTTACGATGGCTACACGCTCAACGCTCTGATCGTGCCGCCCGGTAGTGATCGCATGAACCAAGTGCTTGAGTGGGTCGAGCACTTCGGCAGGGGTGCTACTGACTTGTGCATCCCGATCGACAAGCTACCTGCCCAGTGGGATAGCTACGGTTGCCCGGTCGGCAAGACAGATGCAGTCTGCATCACTGACGCCAAGTGCAAGATCAAGCCAGAGCAGCAAGCCAGCTTCACCGCATGGAAGCATGCCAAGCAGGTCAAGCTACTGACTGTCGTTATCAATGACGCAGAAGGCGAAGCGGCCAAGGTTTCCGATCAGGTGTGGGTGTATAATTCCCTTGCCAATGGCGGCGAGGGAGTTGAAGAAATCCTCAGCAGTATCTAGGGGGCAGCAGCAATGGGAAAGTTTCTTCGGTACGACGAATCGATTCCAGAAGAAGCCAGAGCTAGCGGTAGTATGCCAAAGTATCTTATCGAGCAGGGAGTTCGGGTTGTGTCTATCAGACGCGACCCGTCCCTGCCTCCAGAATGCTTGGATGTCCATATCGAAGGCACGCTAGCCGACTGCAATTTCGGAAGCGACCTGCACGATGGGTTGATGGACGTTATTGACGTTGCAGTTGCGCCGTCGAAAGTCCACGAAAGAGAGCTGTTCAAAGACGCGATACGCAAGAACAAGCCGATCCTTTTCGGCTTGCGATGCGTCAATAATTACTACGATCTTGAACCACTGGGGATTGTCGAATGGCCCTAATCATCTGCCTGATTGGTGGGATGCTGATGCTGGGACTTGGTATTGGCATCGACTCGGAACTGTTCAAAGCCTTCGGGCTTGGGATGCTTGGCGGTCAAGCGTTCTACTGCTTCGCTTCACTGGCAACAAAGGTGCCCCCAGATGACGAAGAAACGCAAGGCAAAGACTGACATTCGCATGTTCATTCGCAGGCATGACTCGATGGAGATTGTCGAGGTCATGCAGGGCAAGGGGATTCGGCATCCCAAGTGGGTCTACACCCAGACTGGGTTGCTAACCGAACAAAACTTGCAGGCGGTACTTGCGTCAACGAGCACCGCCGAAATCGTCACTACGGAAACTCCATTTGGCGAATTGTTTTGCAAGATGGGAGTCATGGTTACTGGTACACCGGAGGTATTCAACGATGAAGAATGAAAGCTGGATGAATGACGACGATGACATCGGGGCAGTAGCAGCGTATGGTTGCCTTGGTCCAATAGGTGTCTTGCTACTCATTGCACTGTACGTTTGGATCGCACAGTAAGGGGCGACGTTTGTTCGCCGTCGTTCCGAGAATTGGTTAGAGAGGGCTTTCGATTCGCAGTTCACCGGAGATTTTCAGATGAAGAAGAAACCACAGACGGAATATCACACGCTGTCAGTCATCGTATCCCTCATGCAAATTCAATGCGTGACCATGCAACAGTGGTGGGAAATCATGGACATAGAAATTCCCGGCATGTCTACCGCAATGGCTGCTGCCAAAGTGCTTGAAGAAGAAGACCACGAAGATCCCTACGGTACAGTTGACGAGATTGCAGACGAATACATTTACCAGCGTGGTCGCGATGTTTACGAAGTCCGGTGGCCTGAGCATTGCATCCATCGCTACTTCAACAGCGATGCTACCTATCGCTTAGAAAAACTATCGCCTAGAAAAGTCTAGCGTCAGCAGTTGACGCCAGACCGACAGCATTTTCAGTTTCATTCACGTTCACCGGAGAAAACAACCATGCCTAACAAGCCAGCATTGACAACCAAAGACGGTTTGACCGTTTACGATCTTGATCCACAGTCCAGCGAGTTGTGGGCGGTGGCTGGTCCCGCTGGATTCAGCAAGAGCGACATCGACCCGGACAATCTACCGGAAGGGTTCCGTTGGGTGACGGCTGAGGAGTGGGAAGGGCTTGTATTCGCCGATCTTGTTTGATTGATTGCAATACAACAGGAGAGCGGTGATGGCAAGCAAAAGCAACTACAAGGTGGTAACGACGGCAGAAAATACAGGGCTCGACTTGGCTGTCTTTGAATCCAGGCACGACGCTGAGCTTGCTATGAAGCTGGCATCTTCGCATTTCGATGCGGCGTTCTGCATCGCAGAAACCAAAGACAAGGCCAACACAACTTACGCAGAATGGATTGCGGAGGGCTGGTAATTATTTATTCCAGCCCAGACATCAGGCAAGTTTCGTTTACATTCACCGGAGAAAACAACCATGTCCACCAAGCCAACAGTCGAAGCAATTCGTGCCGAGGTTGCCGAGCTAGTAAGCCAGTGCCCAAGCCAAGCACCGCATGACATTGCCGTGTATCTGATGTCGAAGAACTACCGCTACGGGATTGTCTGCGCAATGTGTTCACTGACTGAAGACAACTGCTATGTCAACGTATCCGACGATCAAGACGAGTTGATCGACTACATTGCCAAAGCAGTAGTGAAGCATTGGGGCTACCGGACTGGCGGCTTTTCCGATGGTATCATCATGGATACGTTTGAAGTAGTTTTTCACAGCGCATGGGGATTGCAGGCCGCCAAGCACTACGCAGAGTGGATTACCACTGAAGCGTACAACCGCAATAGCGATACATGGTCTGTAAAGATTGATAAAAAGTCTGAAGTGTGGAGAGTTGGCTTTGTTCATTCGTCGGATTGCAAACCAAGTTTTTACGATCTTTACAATGCTAGGCATTTTGATGTTCAGAGTCATGCCGAGCGCTTCGCCTGTATGCTGTCCGCAATCTCCGGCTACCCGATGGGCTACCCGATGGTCTAGCCAGTTCCGTTACGGTTCACCACAGTTCATCGGAGAATAGCTATGGATAGGAGCAAAGCATTGCTGAACGTCAAGCATGTCGTTGACAACGCTCTCAACGGAAGGGAGACTGGCAAGGACCAGTACGCTAAGCCGACCGAATTGTCCTGGCTTATCGGCTGGCGATTGCTGGAGGGCTACGACTTCCGGCCAGTGTTCGTCGCAGTTAATGATTACCTTGGCGGATCTGTCACCAGGGACGAAGCGATCGAGCTAGCCACTGACTACTTGATCGACATGGGTTTGCTTACGGCATACGAAGAAGTCTTTCCAGAATGGGTTGTTGGCCCCGGTTCCTGAGTTTACGTTAAGGAGGCCGCCCCGAAAGGGGCGGCTGTGTGATGAGCGGCAATTGGTACGAAAAAGCAGGCACTGTTGGATGCGTTGACGTTCGATTTTCGATTGGCGGAAGAGAGCGAGCAATTTTTGACAGTTGCCCATACATAGACGCCAAGGCAGCATCCAAGTACGTCAAGAAGTTGATGTCCAGAGCCTACGGTGTGACAGAGCGTGAAGTTAAGATCATCAAAGTTATTCCGATTTATCGCGAAGCGATAAGCGACAACAAGTCGCATTTGTACAAGTTCCGAGATTGGCTAGCGTGTGAGTTTTGCCCTTGGCAGCCCTATAGTTTTGGTGCGTTGCAATTCGCAACGATTCATAGTTATTGTGCAAGGGATTATGAGCGTGAACGAGGATCAGGCAATCAGTTTACGACGAACAACAGGAGAACGGATCATGGCAAAAATCGAAGTCGTTGTGAAAGCCAAGGCATTTAGCAGTGAGAGCGCACGAAATCACAGGTTCCGCGTCGATCTGGCAGATAACGAGATCAGGGTGTGGGATCGGGTTGCAGGCTGCTTCACGAATTGCAATTGTTTGAGCGCGTCGGCCAGGAGGAGGATCATTGAGTGGGCCAAGGAAAACGCCAAGTGAGGAGGCCGACGTTTCGCCAGACGAATAGTCAAGCAGTTTAGTCAGGCAAGTTTCGTTTACGTTCACCGGAGAAACAGATATGGTCACTGAAGAAACGGGCGTCATTGAGTACACCACGGCAGGCCAGATTGCCACGGCATTTCAGGCAGCGAAGGAACGCATCGAGCGTGCGGCAAACGAATTGCAGCAGGCATACGCTGACCTGAACAAGCAGATCGAAAACACTTCGATCAGGGTTGATCCGCCTGACTATGTTTTCGGCTACTGGAAAGTCGGCACGAAGGACACCGATGTCCTTGTCGCTAGGGCCAAGTTGCAAGTGTGGACAGGACTGATTGACAAGCTGAACATCCACAAGGTAATGAGTAGCAAGCGATCGGAGGAACTAAGCACGCTATTGTACTCAGACAAATACGAGTGGGCAGCGGCGCAGCTACCCGACATCACGCCAGAGACGATCATGGATACGATTGCAGGCATGGCACAGAGTACGCAAGACTTCTTAGAGGAGGCCATCCGGGAGGAGTACGACTACTGGAAGCCGTATCGAAGATCGGCATACAAGACTAACCAAAAGTCTGTTGACTCTGGCAAGCTAGAGCGAAAGCTAATCAAGTATTCTGGCAACTACAGTTGGATGACATCAGATATTGAAAGGCACCTTGTAGCACTGTCGAACATCATGTCGATGCTTGACGGCAAAGGGGTATGCAAGGGGTATCGGTGCGAAATATCCGATGCAGTTCGTCGCGATCAGTCTTGCGGAACGACTGACTACTTTGAGTGGAAGCGATTCGGCAACGGCAACCTGCACCTGACGTTCCGGCGTCAAGACTTGCTCGACAAGTTCAACGCCATCTGCGGTAGGAATAGGCTGGCAGGTGCCACCTGCTAGAACGCCAGCGGCGACGGTTCATCTGCCTTCTTTGCTCGACGCTTGATCTTGCGACGGGACGCAATCAACAACGCTTCTTCGCGGCTTGTCGATTGTAGCATTGCCCTCGCAAGGTCAGGCCGAGCACAGGACATGCCTTCGCCGATCGTCATAAAATCGTTGTACTCTTTCGGGTTGCGGAGTTGGTTCGGGTCTTCGATCCGCATGATCTGGAAAGTTAGCTCAGGCTTCATCAATCTTCGGAAGCCATTGCCGAAGGTAAACTTGGACATGCCACGCTGCCGAGACTCCAGCAGGTGGACATACTGGAAGCAGCGATCGTCAATCTCTTTGGCGGTTCGATAGTCTGAAAACCACCAGTCTATTAGGTCGCGTGCGATCTTCCGCTTCTCCCAGTTCCAGTGCAGTTTCCTATCGCCCTTCTTGCCGGTAACGTCGATGCCGAACGGCCCCCATCCACGGAACGCCTGGGGCTCGACGCCTGCCTTTCGCTTCGCTTCGAGTGCCTGCTTGGTACGCGAGGAAATCATCGACGCTTCAAGCTGGGCGATCGACACCATCATCTGCAACATGAAGTCACCCATCGGGGTGCCCATCTGCACCGAGCAGCCCCGCATGTCAACGATATGCACCTGGATTCTCTGCGACTTAAACCACCGCATCAGTCGGCAGAAGTCTTCGAGGCTACGCCAGAGTCGATCCAGCTTGTCGATGATGAAGTGATCCCCTGGTTGCATGATTGCAACGAGAGCCTTGCCAGCGGGACGCTGGTAAAAGTTCACCTTACTTGCCGAGCAGTTCTTGCCGTCGGTGTGGACGCCTCCGAACGTGACGCCAGATGCCTCCAGCATCATCTTGTAGTAGCCTTCAATTCGCATCTTCTGCGAGTTGATCGAGTCACCCTCCTTGAACCCATCGTGGTGACTGATACGCGCGTACCCGTATGCCGTACTCATTCTCTTGTCTCCTCTGCCCTACTAAGTTCCGCCAGAAACTCCTGATACTTCGCCATCGTCGAGGCTTTGCCCGATGGGAGCGTAACCACTGACAACTTGACAGTGACTCCGTTCCTGGTCATGCCATGCGATGCCCAACGCCACACGGTTTTGTAACTCGGACGATACGGAATCCTCTTTGCCAGATCCGAAAGCAACAGAAGTTCGTCCTGTCCCTGCCTGTCCGATTCCATGCTTGCCTCTCCGTGTGACTATCTCATGTTATCTTATCACGTTACACGCTATCCCGTAGCCAGTCAATAGCTCCCCTCCTCTTGCGTTTTCAGATACTCTTTTCGGTGAAGGTTTACCAGACACGCAAAGAGGGCAAGGCATGAGCATCGACGATCAGGATTCACTGGACGAGGGGGAAGTAGGCTCGGCGTTCACGGACGCGATGGCCAGCGCGGGAACGGATGCAATCCCAACTACGCCGCCATCCGAACCTACTCCCCCGGCACCAGCGGTTCCGGCCTCCTCTGTCCAGCCAGAGCCCGACTACTCTGGCCTCTACGATCAGGCCCGATCGATCGGCATGAATGTTGACGGCAATCTCACGCCGCAACAGATCGCCGAAGCCGCCATCCAGGAACTCCAGCGGCAGCGACCCTACGCCGATTACGCCCGGCAGATCGCACCCTACGCCAACGAAATCCAAAGCTACCTAGCCCAGCAACAGCAGGCCCAGCAGGCCCCGCAAGCACAGCCGCAGCAGGCCGACGAGTGGAGCCCAACCGAGTACCTCAAGAAAAAGTGGGGAGCCCCAGACTGGAGCAGCGAGTGGGACTTGGCCATCCAGCGTGGCGTTGTCCAGCAAGACCCAGACACCGGACTGTACCAGCCGTCGCCCGGCTACGAAGTGGCTACGTCTTCTATCGTCGCCCAGATGAATCAGGCCAGGGCTGCGCAGCTTTCTCAGTGGCAGCAACTCGGACGGCAGAACCCGCTCGAATACTTCTACTCTGCCTTGCAAGAACCGCTACGTCGGCAGTGGCAGGAAGACGTTCGCCGCGAAGTTCAGCAAATGTTCAGCCAACAGAAGGTCGCCAATGCGATCGACACCTTTGAGGCACAGAACTCAGGGTGGCTCTACAAGACTGACCCGTTCGGCAACCGATCGTGGTCCGACGAAGGCAATCTACTGTTTCAAGAACTGCAATCCCTACAGCAAGCGGGTGTGCAAGATCCTCAGACGAGGCTCAACATTGCACTTCGCTCGACGGGACTTGCAACGAGAGTAGCAGGTGCCCAGGCTGCGCCACCAGTGCAGCAGGCAGCACCAGCACAACAGGCTGCGAATCCCGCAGCCAGCCAGGGAGGCCAGAGTTTTCTGGGTTCCGCCCTGACCAGAGCCAGCCATGCTCCAAACGCCCAGGCACCAGGGGTTCAGGTTCCCCCGGAGGGCAGCGTTATGGTGACAGACGGCGAACTAAGCAATATGTTCGTCAACGACTTTAGACGATCAAGGAGCTAGGTATGGCTGACGAATGGATTGGAATTGTAAATTCGACACGCCCCAAATTTATGAAGGGCGCGTCGGATCTGACGATTCGCAAGCGACTATTGCTTGCAATGCTTCAGAAGCGAGGCCGGATCGAGACAAATCATTCCGGTACCGAATTGCGGTGGCAAGTGGAGTATTCCCAGCCTCCCGTTCAGACTCAAGCTGATGGTGGCGTGGTGGACTTCTCGAATCACGATGCCTTCAAGCAGCTTGCGATCGACTGGCGTGGGTACTCCGCGACCGACACCATGTCGCGTAAGCAGCAGGAAATGAACAAGGGCGACGAAGCTCTTATCAGCTTGTTCCAGACCAAGAACAATCGACTTCAAAAGGCAGTCACCAACACCTTCGGAGCCGAACTGTATCGAGACGGCGAGGCAGCAGGCCGGGAGTCGGCGATTCACGGGATGGATACCTTTTCGGGTTCCGGTACCACGACTGCCGCCGACCGAATCGCCCTGCCAAGCGACACCTACGGGCTCACTGCACTGAGCACCCAGCCCGGTGCGGCAGGCGGTTCATGGTCCTCGAACCTTTCGACCAAGCCCAACGCCGCATTGGCGACGGACTGGCCGGATGGACAGGGCGACTCGGAGTACGATTATCTTTCACCGAAGTTGGTGAACTGGTCGTCTTCTGGGTGGGGAACAAGCTCGACCGCTTGGGAGGACAACGCTTGGCGCGTCGTTTCCCAGACGATAACTTGGCTCACCACCACCGGGGGCGAAGACGGGATGCCGCAATACTTCGGCTTGGCTAGCAATCTGTTCCAGGGTTACAAGAACGCCCAGGAAACCAAGACCCGCATCATGGTTCCCCACAAGGAAGCAAGCGATCTTGGGTTCGGGCAGACCTTGAACCAGGACGGGTGTGCGATCTACTCCGACTTTGACTGTCCAGTCAATACCGGGTACGCAATGAACCTTGCCTACGTCACGATTTGCAGTCTGTGCCCACAACTGCTGTGGATGGAAGGCCCAGACAAAGACGCACGTTCTCTGTGGTCGTACCTCTGGGGCGTCGGCTTCTACGGCAACGTGAAGTACGAGCCAAAGCATATCGCCAAGATTTTCAACTACGCCTGACGCCTAGCGTTTCGGCGAAGTTCAATCATCATTCACACCAGTTTCGAGGACAAAAGACATGAGCAACGTGACGGTTTTGCCCAAGCAGGGGCAAACTTTTTTTGGGGGACAGGTTCCCTCGGCTACTGCCTACGGGCAGTCTGCTGCGATTGAAGGCACCCGGATGGAGTTCGCGGATAACGTGACTGCGACCGGGCAAGCTGCTGACGGTCGGCGATCGGGCCGCACCCGCCGCTGCATTCTGGTTCGCTCGACCGCTGACGTAACGCTACTACCAAAGCGTGTCGTGAAGTGGCAGAGCGGATTCCGTGGGCGTCGAGTCGATGGGTACTGCAACGTCGCAGACGAAGCGGTCGCTGGCGTCGTCGATCCCGACTTGGGTTCGTCTGGCGTGGTGAAGGGCGATCTGTTCTGGCTGTTCCGTGGCGGTCCATGCCTCGCCAAGATTGCCCTCGACACCACCGCATCCGTCATTGCGATGGATGATGTTCTGGTTGCGTTGACGGCAGTTACCTCCGGCGCGACGACCGCTGGTCGAGTCGCACCTTGGACCGGGCTGACCGTGACCGTCACCCAAACGACCGACGGAACCCAGAACCGCCGACTGATTAACCGCATCGGGCGTGCCATGAGCGCGGCCACGAGCGGCAACACCAACGGCGACGTTCTTGTCGATCTGATGCTTGACACCTGATGCAACTCAGGTGAATAATCACTACCCTCCCCGGCGACAATCGGGGAGGGTTTTTTATGGGAGTCAAACATTGGCTATCAACGATCACAAACTGGATCACTGGTTCTCAAAGGTTGGCTACGACAAGCTCACGCCCGACCAGAAGAATCGACTGGAGCGAGTCCGAGCAAGCTGCAAGCTCGCTGCCGAAGCGATCCTAGCAAACACTGACGCCTGTGCCGATCAGTCGTCGGCGATCCGAGAAGTTCGGAACGCTCTAAAAACGGCAAGCGATCTAATCATCAGAGGGAAATCGTGAAACACTCCACGGTTGATGTTCTCGTTGCAGTCCTGACATACGGCGGCAATGGAGGGGTGGCAACGTGCCTACCCACTCACGCAACTTGGCTCTCCAAAATCACCAGAGCCATGAGCCACGACCCGCGAATCGGAAAGATTTCCATTCGCCAGTACGGCGACATTCCCTTGTCGATGGAACGAAACCGCATCGTCAAAGACGCAAAGGCCGAAGGCTTCGACGTTATCCTGATGCTGGATTCAGACAACGTACCGGACCTCTATTATGGACGCGATCCAGATGCCAAGCCGTTCTGGTCAACGTCGTTCGACTTCCTGTACGATCGACTGGTCAAAGGGATTCCGACGGTTGTGTGTGCCCCGTACTGCGGACCTCCACCCGATCCCGTTCGGGGCGGCGAGGAAAACGTCTACGTCTTTTACTTCTCGACGAACGAGCAGGGGGCAGAGATCCGACCTGCGATCGTTCCCTATTCTCGCGACCACGCTGCGACCATGCGGGGTATCAAGCCAATCGCAGCGGGACCAACTGGCGTTATCCTTTACTCGACTTCAGCTTTCGACCTGATGCCGGTGAGGCAGCAGAACAATCGCGAAATCCTGGAGGAGTATCGGCAGGGCAAGCTATCTCTCGACCGAGCCGAGGAGCTAATCAACCTGGAGTCGTGGTTCTTCTACGAGTACACCGATCCAGAGCAGACACGCAAGGCCAGCACCGAAGACGTTACGAACACCCGCGAAATCCAACTGGCGGGACTGGTCAAGCACAAGCAGCCAATCGTGTTCTGCAACTGGGACGCATGGGCCGGACACTACAAGCCAAAACTGGTAGGCAGGCCGACCGTCATTCCAGTCGAAGCTATCAGCCAAGTGTTTCGCGAAGCGGTGAAAGCCAACATTTCAGCAGGCGACGAGACGCTGATGCTGGACTTCTACGATCCAGAGATTGACGGCAAGGCCAACGCTGAGTTCTCCGGTGAAGATTCACTGGAAACCAAAGACTCTACCGAAGTCGAATCCGACAACGGGGGTGAGCGATTGATGTACTGCATCGAGCAGTATCGTTCACTGACGCAGAGACAGGACAAGCTGAGGATTCTTGAGCTATCTTTCGACGATGGCCGAGACTTCTTCGAGGCTTGCCGGTTGCTCACGAACATCGAGCCTTTCTCCATGCGAACCAACTCGCAAGAGGCGGCAGTCAATCTGCTTTCCAAGTCGCAGTCCATACGCACCGTGAAGGTTGACGAGCCAAACGGAGTGGCTGAAGCGTTTCAGGAAATGCCCGACAAGGACTTGGACATCCTGATCGTCCATCAGATTGTGGGCAAGGCAGAAATGAACGTCATTCGGTACTTCGCGTCTAAGGTAAAGACCGGAGGTATGCTTGTCCTTGGGGCTGAGTACCATGAGGAGTTCGAGCATATCGCTAACGGCGGCGAGTTCGGGCACCTGATTGAAGCGGTCGAGGATGGCATCGGATACTACGGCATTATTGTGTGACCAATGACCAAACGCTATTGCGTGAAGTGCAGCGAGCTAATGGAGTCGGCCCTATTTGACGGGCCTTCTCCACAGCCTGACGGGGATACCTGCTATGCCTGCCGACAGGCAGACCAGCAGGAGCAGGCTCTTGTTGAGCAGAGGAAGCTAAGCGAAGACGAGGCCACCAGACTGCTTCGAGAGCTATCCGAGAAGGCAGAGACGCCAGCACTTTCGGAAGTCCTCACCGAAGTCTACGAGCAGTTCGGCGGGGCCAAGGGATTCGCTCGAACCATCTGGCAGGTGATCGACAATCAGTTGACCAGAGACAAGGTGCCCTATCAAACCGCTATGATTATGACCAACCTGATGCGATTGCAATTGCACCAGGAACAGCACAAGGAGAAAGTCCGAGTCAACGATATGACCATCGAGCAGATCGAAGCAGAGATGCGACGAGAGCAGATGAAGACCATCGTTGAGATTCTGTCTGACCCATCCAAGGCGGCGGTCGTTCAACAGATGATGGCCGACAAGGGAGTCAGCATCGCCATCGACGCACTACCAGTAGATACAAGTTCTGTGATCGTTCACACTGAAGCCGAGCTACCATACAACGCGCGAGAGGAAGTTATCGCCCGAATCAAGGAGGAGCTACGCAGTGGCCGAACGAATCACACAACTGAAGGCTGAGCTTGATCGACGGCAACGCGAGTTCCTCCGACTCTACAGGCCGAGCCCACAGCAGGCAGAGATTCACCGGACACACTGTTCGGAAATCGTTATCCGTGGTGGTAAGCGATCGGGGAAATCCGTCGCTGCCGCTGCAATCTTCGGCTCCAGGGTTACGGGTCTGCCAATCTTCGACAGCACCGGAAACCAAATCCCTTCACGCTGGCCGGTCGCCAGCACAAACCACCCGCGAATCTATTGGATCATCGGGTGGGAGACGGATCATATCGGGCAAACGATTCACCGCCTACTCTTTGAGCCGGGCATGGGCGGTCAGATGCGGTGCATCCAGGACGAGGTGACTGGTGATTGGCGAATGTATAACCGGGCCGATCCCAAGGACGCCGCAAGATACAAGGACTCACGACCCACCGAGCCAGTCATTCCAAAGAGAATGATTGTCGAAGACTCTTGGGCATGGGAAGACAAGAGGCAGAATGTTTTCTCTACGGTTCGACTTGTGAACGGTGCGGTTATCTGCGCCTATCCGTCGAGCGCATTGCATCCAAAGCAAGGGGATGCGATCAGCGGAATATGGATCGACGAAGACATCCGGTTCCCCAGGCACCTGAAAGAATGGCAGGACCGACTCACTGACGAGGAGGGCTGGTTCCTCTGGTCGGTGTGGCCGCACAATCAGAACGACGCACTGGTCAAACTGCTCGATCGTGCCGAGGCTGCACAGGAGGACGACAACTCGCAGATCCGAGCCTTCCGTTTGGCCATGACGGAGAACCCATACATCACCGAGAAAGGCAAGAAGGAATCTCTCGGTCGTATGGAGAGTGCCGAAGAAATCGCCCGACGAAACTACGGCGATCTTATGACCGACACCTATTCGATGTATACCATCAACATCGACAATCACTACATTCAGCAGAAGGCAGTGAAGTCAGATAGCTTTTCACCTACCTTCGCCAAGCTGTACGAGTTATGGAAGACATCCGGCAGACTGCCGCGAACGTGGACGCGATACCTTGCGATCGACCCTTCCAACACCAGGACGGCAGTGCTCAGTTTCGTGGTGCCACCGAACGAGGAAGACAAGATCCTCTACGGCAACATGGCGATCGTCGAATGGGAACTGGTTGTCAAGAAGTTCTCTGCCAAGATGCTTGCCGAGGAGCTAGCCAGGAAGTGCAGCGGAGAGCATTACGAAGCGTTCATCATGGACCAGCAGGCAGGCCGGCAGACTGCGATCGGTCGCGACGACACAGCGTTTGAGGCTTACGAGAAAGAGTTCAGGCGGGTGAAACTTCACGCACGATCTAGCGGACACGGCTTCATCCCAGGCTGCAACGTACCTAGTCAACGCTACCGAACAGTCCGCGACATGCTGACAATTCAGACGGATAGCCAGTGCCCTGCCCTGATTGTGGTCGAGGAGACTTGCCCAGAAACCAGGAAAGAGTTCACGACCTACAAGAAAAAAGTGCTCGAACAGAGGGACGGCGAGGTTATCCTAGACCAGCCAGCCAACCCCAGAATCCACGACTGCATGGCTGCACTTGAGTACGGATGCACCTATCTGTATCCACTTATGATGCAGGGATCAGCGTATATCGATCCCTCTATCGGGCGATCAACTGGTAGCAGGATCTACCAGAAGGCGGTAAACTTACTTCGCAAGTTTGCCGAGGAAAAAGAGGATTTTGTTCACTTAGGACCAGGAGCTTTGCACGATGGCTGACCAGAATATCCTTCAACCCTACCGGCAGCAGCTTGAAATGCTGAAGGAGACTCAGAAAAATCCTTACCCAACTCCTCCCATCGGCACCCCGGTTGTGTGGTATAACCACGGACGCAAAGACGACCCGGAATCCGAATGCGCGGCAATCGTCACGAAGGTTCAGGATGCCGGGAAGGTTTGCGTGGTTGTGCTGAAGCCGAATGCCATGCCGCTGCACAAGGGCGGGGTACTCTATGTCGAGAACCCGGTTCACCAGCAGAAGCACAATCCGCAGACGCATACAAACGGATGCTGGGATTATCCCAAGCACTCAAAGATTCCGAAGGAGCATTTCGAGTACCACCTTGCCCAACTGAACAGCAGGATTGAGGCAGTCAACCAGTCGATTCAAACGCTCTCTCAACCAGTGAAAGAGCCAGTCAAGGCATAGGTGAAGAATGGATCGGTCGGTACTTGAGTCCGAGTTCTTGCGTCCAATGCACACCGCTTGGCTTGCCAAGCTGGACTGTGCTGAACAGTGCCGCAAAGACTGGAAGGAAGTGGCCGACGAATGCCTGATGTTCTACGGTCGCTCTGCCGCTGCGATGTGGAACGACGACTACTCCAAGAAGTTCTGGAAGAATGTCAAGGCTCCACGATTCAGGATCACCGTCAACAAGGCGTTTGAACTGGTCGCGATCTTCGGCCCTTCGCTGTTGTGGGAAAACCCTCACCGCAATGTTGTGCCGAGAAAGATGCCAGTCTTTCCACTGGAAGAACTTGCTAGCGACCCTGCAATGGGGCCGATATACCAGCAACTCCAGCAGGCCCAAGACGAGTTCTCGCTGAGGGACAGGCTGACATCGCAACTGATGCAGTCCTGGCTGAACTACACCGTTCGAGAAACCCCAGGCGGTGGGCTAGTCAAGCAGTGCGAGAAGGCCACGACCAACGCACTAATCAAGGGGCGGGGTATCGTCGTCGCCCGACCGTACACCACACCGTCATCTGGACGGGTGCTGACCGGGGGTTTCTCTCTCGATCCCGAAGACCTGCTAATCGATCCCGACGCTCGCACGCTCGAAGATGCAAAGTGGATTGCCATTCGCCACGTTGATCCGTACTGGGAAGTAGAGCGGCGATTCGAGCTTGAGAAAGATTCACTCAAGAACAAGACCACGCTTGAAAGTCTATGGCAATACAGCGAAGCATTTGCTCAGACCGGAAAGGGAACAGCGTCACGCAAGGCAGGGCAGGGTAAAGACCTGATCGTCTGGTTTGAAATCCTTTCAAAGATGGGTGCAGGTTGCCGCAACTGCGACATGCCAAAGGCGATTCAGGAGCAGCTTGAGGAAACAGTCGGACCCTACGCATACATAGCGATTTGCTCTAGTGTTCCCTGGCCGCTGAACTGCCCGACGGAAAAACTCCGCAAGGGCATGAGCAACGATCAAGTTCGGGAAACCTTTAAGTGGCCGATCCCGACATGGCAGGACAACCGCTGGCCGATGGAAGTCCTGGACTTCTATCCCGATCCCGCTTCTCCCTGGCCGATGCCTCCACTCCAGCCTGCAATGGGCGAACTGAAGCTACTCAACTTCCTGATCCCCTGGCTATGCAACCGGGTGTGGAGTTCATCGCGAGACTTTTGGGCAGTACCTCGCCAGCACCTCGACGACTATCGCGAGCATATCCTGAAGGGTGAGGACCAATCGATCCTCCCAATCCCGGCAGGAACCGACGCCAACACTGCCGTCAGGATTCTCCAGCAGCCAGAAACCAGGGGCGATCTACTGAGGATCATCGAGTTCGTGTCGATGCAGTTCGACAAGCGAACCGGATTGATGGCCACAGCATACGGCGGCAACGAAGGCGGGGCTCAGAACCGGACGGCAGAAGAAACTATCGCCAAGCAGCGAGCCATTGGGATTCGACCTGAGTACATGCAGAAGCAGGTAGCTCAGTGGCAATCGCAGTTCGCACAACTTGAGGCATTCGTCACCAAACTTTTTGTCAAAGCCAACGACGTATCGGGATTGCTTGGTCCGCTAGGGGCAACCCTCTGGCAGCAGCACGTTGAAGGTCAGGACATGGAGGCGATCACTCGCCAGTACGAGTACACCATCGAAGCATCCAGCATCCGTCGCCCGAACCGCGACCGCGATGTTATCAACTTGCAGCAGGCAATGGGAATCTGGATGCCGATTCTCCAGCAGTACGGGGCCGCGACCAGCGACTACACTCCGCTCAATGCACTGCTCAAGAAGTGGGCCGACTACCACGACGCCGACCTTGATGATGCCATGCTACCGCCACCCAAGGAGCCTGACCCAGAGTCGGCACAGCAACAGCAGCAGATGCAACAGGTTGCGATGGCTAAGGAAGCGGCCCAGGTCGCCAAGCTCGAAGGACAAGCGGCACAGGCCCAGGCAGCAGCCCAGGCCCAGGCAGTCCAGGCGAGTGTTGACCCAACTGCCGATCAGCAGATGCGGATGATGATGGCCGCTCAGGAGCACCAGTTGAAGCTCGACCAGCAGGCACAGCAGTTCACCCAAAAGGCTACTCAAGACAGCGATAAGTTCACGATCGACCTACTCAAGAAGGCACTATCCGAATGACAGCGGCATGGCTCCAACAAGCCGAGGCAGAAGCCGACGCACTGGTGCAAAGGTTCCCAGACTGGGAAGGGTTTATCGAACTCCTTGTGGTCCCGCCTACCTTTGACGAAATTGCCGAGGAGTTTCCAGAGGCCGCACGAAGTTCGATGAAGGATTACGAGGATCGACTCACAAGCTACGGTCTGCCGTGTCTGGCTCTGTACGTCAAGATGCGGAGAACCGGGAAGGATCATCGCTTCTCAGAAATGGTGGCGACCCAAGCAGGTCCGGTACTATCCACCGACGATACGTTTTTTGCAGGCATGGGAACGCTCGACAATCAGTTCCAAAGCCAGAAGCACCTGAACAGATTTCTCAAGGCGGCAAAGGCACACGGCTACACACCGTCGCCGAACGACGTTTACATGCCGGGGCTCGCCAGATTCAAAGGCGATCCCGAAGCGTGGGTATCGAGGGCTCAAGGCCGGGCCTACATCCGCAAGCTACTGGAGGGCCGGGGATACCGATGCAACTCCAACCTGTCGAACATTGAGTCCTGCGAGCCAAGCGACGATCCGCTGGCCCCAAAGAACTGCAAGCCGCTAGGCGAAGACATCATTCGCCGACGAATCTCGGAGTATCAGAAAACTGACCCGTCCCTACGGAAAAAGGATCGTAGGGAACTTCGGGAAATGGTTATCGAAAAGCACGCCCACAAGATCCACTAGGAGGAATCATGCCTATCTCGACAAGAGCCCGTCGGGTTTTCGCCCAGGGAATCGCCAACGCTGCGGCGGCTGACAAGATTTGCGACATCGCTGACGCCGGTGTTACAGGTACGGCCGTACCTGCCTACGCCCGAAAAGCCCTGGCTGTTGCCATTGGGCACGCCAACGAAGCCAAGATCATCGCCGACTGCTGCACCTCCGGGGCGGCGGTCCCTGCCAACTGCCGGAACGCCCTGGCCATCGCCATCGGAAATCGCGGAGTTGCCAACGAGATTGTGACGGCCATCAATGCAATCGCATAATTACTGACAAGTTGTCAGTAAGTTTGCATAGTAGGATCAGGGGGAGTTATGGAAGTGCCAACACCACCACCAAGCGAGCCACATCAGTACATCCAGTGGGGGGCCGCGATCATCATATCGACTCTTTCAATGGCTCTTGCCGCGCTGTTCAAGATCCGAGAAGGCGAGAACGCAAAGAGGATCACGCAACTTACTGAAGCAGTGACCAAGTGCGAAGGCGAGCACCAGAAAGCCAACGATCGTCTTTTGGTTTTGACTGAAGAAGTCGGAAGCCTTCGAGGTCAGATCAAGGGAATACAAGAACGACTCTCGTAATGTTTCACCAATCTTTTTCAGCCGAGTCGAGCGAGGCTACGCCATGAGCTATCGAAAAGTCATTGAGTCCATCGACGGCTGGGAAGACCTGACTTTAGCGCAGATTCTTTTCAACGCCAAAGACCCAATCCATCTGTTGGTGGATCGTCAGCGATACACGCTGGAGGGAATCGCCGGAATTATCGGTGACGCAAGTGTTGGGCCACTGATTGATTTCCTTGAAACAATCGGATACGGCTGGATAAAGTTCCAGGCTGGAGGTGCTGGCCTATCGATCGGAGATCCGCAATTCAACGCGAAGCTCTTGGCGATTCCCCACCCGTCTTGCCAAGCAATTGCCGCCGTCGGTCGGCGGCTTGTATCGCTCTGCGAATTGAACAAGTTGCCCGAGGTGGATGCCCAGATTGTCGCTGCGTGGCAAAACATGAAACTGGAAAAGACATTGGCCGAGAAGCGTAGGACTGCTTCGGGGCGATACAATTCCTACATGGCCGCAATCGAAGCGTGGGATGGTGACCCTGCTACGGAGCCAGTCCTTTGACAATCTCCCGCATCAGTTCCGCCACTAACGCAGGCGACACGATCACGATTGGCACGCACGCCAGCGGTGACTTGATCTTGATTTTTGCTTATAACGACGGTGCCAACACCGCACCATCGCTCCCGACTGGCTGGCTAAACATCAACAATGCGACCGGAAGCACCAGCGGCACCAGGATCGGGTTCAAGGTTGCCCAGTCGTCAAGTGAAACCAGCGGGACTTGGACGAATGCGGACGGATTGATTGCGGTGGTTTATCGATCCGATGTTGGGCTTGCAATTCCTACGCTTGCCGGCTTTAACGCTGGCACCTCGACGTCGGTTAGCTATACCGCATTCGGCTCGTCTTTTAACCGTGAGAATGCAGATCAATGGATGATTGGGTTCGGCTCGCAGCGCAACGACACTAACGCACTAGAGACTGCACCAACTGGACTCACGAACGTAACCAGCCTGACCGGAACTGGCTGGGAGATGGTGGCGCACGACAGCAACGCAGACGCGAACTCATTCGCTACGGCGAGCACAACAGTCGTAACGTCCGCAGCATGGCGAACGGTTGTATTTACCGTTTACGAGCAGACCTACCCAACCGGTGGCGGTTCAGCATCCGCCCGACAAGTGAACATCAGAGGAGGGGCCGACCAGTGAAACTCAAGCGTGGTTCAACCTCAATTCGTCGGCTGATTTTCGTTGGCGATTCGTCGAGCACTACCGGTGCAGGATTGGCCAACCTCCTGCACAACACTAGCGGGCTGGTGGCATACTATTTTGCTGGCGACCTCTCAAACGAAGTCTCGATTCCGCTCGCTAGTGCAACGCTTGGAAGCTACACCGATGGCGGGTTTGTGGCAGTCGATAACACGAACATGCCTGGGTGGTATGAGTTCGGGATTCCAAACGGTGCCCTCGATGGTGGCAATGAAGTTGCGATCCAGCTTCGCGGCGCGGCTAACATGGTGCCGGTGAATGTCTACATTGAACTTGACACTGTTGATTACCAAACCGACGCATTCGGCGCCCTCAAGCCAACTACGGCTGGTCGAACGCTCGACGTTTCCGCTGGCGGCGAGGCTGGCATCGACCTTGCCAACGTTGGCTCTCCATCGACGACGCTGAACCTGAGCGGCACCACGATCAAGACGGCGACGGACATCGAGACGGACACGCAGGACATCCAGAACCGGCTTCCATCCGGCTTGGTCGATGGCCGGATGCGATCCATCGCGGAAGTCGTTGGCGACAAAACAAACTACAAGCTAGCCTCCGATGGCCTTTCGCTTGTCACTTCGTGGGCTGTTGGGATCACCGGCAACATCACCGGCAATCTGTCGGGATCAGTTGGCAGTGTGACGGGCAACGTCGGCGGGAACGTCACTGGTTCCGTTGGCTCGATTTCTGGCGTCACGTTCCCGACCAACTTTGCTGCCCTTGGTATCAACTCGAGCGGCCACGTTTCGCGGGTTGTTCTTGTCGATACGACGACCACTAACACCGACATGCGGGGGACCGACGGAGCGGCACTTGCGACCCATTGGACTTCGACCCGAGCCGGCTACCTCGATGGCGTTTTGATCTCCGCAAACTATAACCAGCGAACTGTTGCGGTGACCGGATCGAATCATGTGGCCGCAGACATCCACGAACTTCAGCCCGCAGTGATCGACAACACCCACTTCGCCCCGGGTGCGATCGACGCCAACGCACTAGCCGCCGACGCGATCACGGAGGTCCAGAATGGACTTGCCCTTGAAGCGTCTTCGCAGTCGATCCTTGCACGAATCGGAGCATTTACTGGAACTGGAGTCAACACAATCCTTGGGTTCTTCCGGGCATTGCTTCGGAGCGATGCAAGCATTACGACTCCAAGCGACGTTGGCGGCACTTACACTCACACCACGGATTCGACCCAGGCGATTCGTGACCGTGGTGATGCAGCGTGGATTACTGGAAGCGGTGGCGGTGGCGGAGGTGGAGGAAGCGGGGCCGGTACATATCCGTCCCTCCAGGTTCCTCCATATCCTCTTGCTGTCTACATGACCAGCGACCTATTTACCTACGCCGACATCGTTCAGCGTTTACGGGACAAGCGTGGACTGGAGGGCAGTGCTCGCCAGATGCACGCACTCAAGGTAGCAGTTCAGGATGCGTTGACCGAACTCGCTGGACGATCCACCTGGAGGCACTACAACCGCAGGGTAGCAGTAACCACAAAGGCTGTTGTTCAGAAGACCGCATCGTTCGACACAGCAACCGACATCCTGAGCATTGCGACCGGAACTTGGCCGACCGATGCCCAGTACGGCGAAGTTGTCTTTGATAACCAGCGATACAAGGTAGCCTCTCGAATCAGCGACACCGAGCTACTTCTGTCATCGCTCACCGCACCACAAGCCAGCTTCACCAACAAGGCCGTTACCTGGATGCAGGCAAGCTACGCTTTGCCGGTAATGTTCCGTCAGATCCGCAGCGTCATCGACGAGGACGCATACCGACCACTGGAGTACATGAGCCCAGCGGATGCAGTACGCCACCGGAAACTGGCTAGGACAACCGGGCAGACGCTACGCTACACCCTCCGGTCCAGCGAGAATTACATGGGCCTGAAGGAGATTGAGTTCTCCCCGGTCCCAGCACAGGCCACCCGGTTCGAGATTGCCTTGATCGTTCGGCCCAGGCCATTCAAGACCTACGAACTGACGGGGGTAGACGGAGCATACACCACCGGAACCCAGACCTTCACCAGTGCGACGGCAGCGTTTTCAGCCACCCATGTTGGGTGTATTCTGAGAATTTCCGCCACTGCAACACTACCCAAGGGGCCGACGGTTTTCGACGAAAGCCGTGTGGATTTCGCAGTTCAGGCATTCATCACCGAAGTTGTGTCGGCGACTGAGGTGAAGGTTTCCCTACCTTTTACTGCAACGGCAAGCGGAAAAGGCTACACTGTATCCGACCCGGCAGACATCGATCCGACTTCCATGCTCGCGGCTTTGGACGCCCTGGCGTGGGAGAAGTATTGCCTCAACATCGACATGCCAGCGGAGGCCCTTTCCGCCGCTCGTGTCCTGGCGAAAGAGGAGTTTGACCGGGGGATCGCAGCAGATTCGGCAGACACCAATCAGCCGGAAAGCGCGATCAACTACGACGTTGATACCTTTGAGGACTTCGAGCCGAACGTGGATGTAATGGGAGGTCAGTGATGGCAGCGGAAGACCGTCACCTAACCCATGCCGATCGCGTTGTCGCAGTCCTTCAGGGTATCACTTGGCCCGACGGGATTAAGTCCGACGAGATAAACCGCCGAGAAGATTTGTTTACGTCAATGGCCCCATCGCGCGGCATTCACGTTATCCCAATGGAGGAGCAGTTTGGAAACGGAGTAGCACAAAAGACCGATGTGCGATACCGAGTCATGGTCGTTCGTGTCATGCCAACTGACACGCATCAACGAGCAGGACTGAATTATCGAAGCAGGTTTCGCAACCTGACTAGATCGGCACTGCATGAGCAGAGAATTATGACTGATGGTTCCTGCGAGATTATCACCAAGATTAAGCCGAGCACCATGCGATTCCCCGAAGAATGGAGGAAACGCAACCTGGACATTTCGGCAATCGAAGTCACTACACTGATACGGGAACTGTACTAAGGGGTTTGCCATGACTGGGTGCGCAGCAGTCGGAAGTTTCGCCAATATCCTTGTGATGCCAAGATCCGCAGTCGGCGATGCCGACCCGACGTTCAACGCAAGCAGCGAAATCTACCCGTTCGTGTATGAAACGATGAAGGCTTCTCGCAAAATCGTTTCGTCCAATCTGATTACTGGCTCTGGGTCGCAGTACGCCGCAAGGGTTACGAAAGCCAGCTACATCCCAGTCGGATCAATCGGCCTCCAGCTTGGCCCATCGGAGCTAGATAAATGGCTACCGAGAATCCTTGGGACTGACGAAGCGTCAAACGTCTTTGCACTGTCTGAGACGGTCAAGCTGTTCGACATGATGATTTACAGGGACAACGGGACTTTCTATTACCGCAACTGCGTAGTGGCCGCAGCCCTGTTCCAGTCAAAGTCTGCCGACGGAGGGGACGATGAAGAAATCCTTAACCTTCAGCTTCGCATCGTCGCACGCGAAGAAGACCTAACGAAATCCTGGCCTGGAACAATCCCGACGCACGCCGACGGTGAAGACTATTCTCCGTACACGCATCCCCAGTTAAAGTTCTCCATCAATGGGACTGCCTACGATTGCATGGAGGCGAACATCCTGATCGACAACGGCATCCAGGCCAAGACAAGGAACAGCCTGACGCCGAATTGCGTCTACAAAACTCGCCGCAAGATCCGGGCTCAGGTTACGTCGCCATTCACTTCTGGCCTTTGGACCGCAGCACAGACCCTCTACAACACTGGCGACGACGTTCGCCTACGTTGGGAGACGGGAACTGGCGTATCCGACGAGGCATTGCAGTTTGATTTCCCGATCATGCGAGCAACGCAAGAACCACCAGTGGTACAGGGACACAGCGAGATTCCATTGCAAATCTCGATGGAAGCACAGGCAACGGCATCCGGCAACGAGCTTTCCGTAACCAACATCAGCTAGGCCAATGGCAAAGAGAAAGAGCAAGGCGACTCCTTCGCAGCTTCGGCAACGCGCTGATGCAGCACAGAAGAACCTCGCCGACGATAAGACGTTCTACGGCTCCCGGCCAATGCTTCCTGCCGAACCAAAGCAGGCAAAGCCCATTTCGTCGCCACTCAAGGCGATGGAATCGGTAGCCAAGTCGATCGAATATGCCGCCCCGATGATGGCCACTTCGTTTCTGGACACAGCAGGAACGATCGGCAAGGGGCTCAGCACCGCCTATGCGATGGCGACTCAGCAGATCGACGAGCCGACGCAGAAGCAGTACCAGCAGATGATGGTGGATTCGTACACTCCCACCCTGGAGGATGTGACCAAACTTGTCAAACAGGGTGCTCAGTATGCGATGTCGGCAGTCTCAGGATCGACACCTGAAGAAGACAAGCCGATCCCAGTCCTAGCCAAAGTCGAACGATCGCAACTGCCTAAAGACTACACCGAAGGGCAGACACAAGATGCGGGAAACATCACGCCACTTATGCAAAAGGGGCTCGACGCAATCTCGGAAGGCTACCAAGCCTTCACGAAGATGGGGCAGCAAGCCCAGTCGATCGCCACGGAAAAGGGAAGGCAAGCAACTCGCAGAGGAACGGCTAACCGCAAGGCTCGCGAAGTTCGTCAGGCAGTAGCCAAGAGAGCCAAACAGCAGCCAGTTTCCAAGGCAAGGCCCGGAGACATTGGCCCAACTCCGTTTGCCATGCTCAATCAGCAGATGGCAGGTATGCGTGGAGTCGCAATCGAGCAGGCCGACGGAGCAGACTTTGAGGACTGGCAGCAACTCGCACAACAGGACATGGCGTTCGAGGACCAGAGCGATTCGACAGGCACCTTCAACGAACACGCCGTCAATGTAATCGAAAGAATGGCCGGGCAGGTCGCGAACCTAACCATGCGTCTTCGCCTAGTCGAAGACTTGCTAGACCGCATTGGAGCAGACTGATGTACTTCAAGGTCGGCAGCTACCAGCACGACGACAACACCGTCACCGTCGCCAGTTTCAACTACCGCCCGGTACGGTCCCCTCGCGGCAGGCGAATGACTACTCGCGTGGAGTTTCACGTTCGCGGCGAACTTCTGGCTGCGTCAAATCTCACGACGAACCTGCAAAAGCAGGACGATCTAAACACGAAAATGCTGGCTCTCGAAGCAGCGTACTCGGCAGACTATCAGGATGTCGGGTTCTATCGAGACGACGGCGATGTCACCTCGATGTTCCTCCAGTCTGCACATTCGTCAAGCCTCACCGGAAACGTGCTGACTTATCTAAATTGGGCTCCAGGGGATGACACGGAGTTTTGCTCTAAGAAGACGTTTCAGGCGGGGTTCTTCAACGAGTTTGTATCGGCGTATTCAAACGTGGTCGATTACCAGGACACGATTCAACGCATCGGTACGGCAGGACCGATCAAAAGCTGGCGGATCTATCCGACGCAGTATCCTCAGCCTAGACTGCTTTCTTACTACAGTGTTCAAAAAGTTGTTCACAGCGGTTATGCTGTTTCTCTCTTGGGCTATCCGACTCCTCCATCGCCGCTAGCCTCTGGCTGGAATTACCTGGAGCACTTCACGACCATCGCTTACACTTCGCCTAAGAAGTGGGGGCAAGGTTATGCCATGTATCGGACTGCCTGGAAGTATATCTATGCCTTCCCGTACAACAACAACCTTGCACCAGTGATCCTCTGATGCCTACGCAATTCAAGATCGAAGGCTTGCCATGCACCTCCCCGGACTTGCTTCACGCACCAAGAAGCGAGTCGGTGTATCCGATCAGTTGGTGGAACAAGGTCAACAGTATCGAGCACTTTCGCGGTAGGCGAGCAGCGACCGCACACCTGCTAGTTGATAGGCAGTTCATCGATCAACTTCCGGCAGCACCAGCGACCGTAACGATTTCCGTAGAGCAGGACGGAGCACCAACCTTCGTCAGTTCTGGGTGGACGATCACGCTAATCGAAGCGTTCGAGGAAGCACAAGCCAACCCAGACCCAGCACGAACGTACTACGTCCAGTGCAAAGACCCCCGATACGCTGGCGAACAGAAGTTTATCGACAACTCCTGGCTCATTTCGGACAAGGTTTTCAACTACGACGTAAGCGCAGGAGAGACATGGCAAGCAGTTCTCAACGCCCTATGGTCAGAGCTTCCGGCAGTAGCCAAGAGCGGTTCGGCTGTCTGCCCAACCCTGGCCAGAGCACCGGCAAGCGTACCGGAAAACCTCAACTTTGATGGCGTCAGCGTGTGGCACGCGATATGCCAAGCACTCGAAGCGTGTGGGCATTTTCCAGTCTACGACCTAATGACGGGAACGTATCGCTTCGCCTCGCACAACTCCATCCAGACCGGACTTACGGCACTCCTCACCGGATACATTGACTTTCTCAAGTGGACTAGCGACATCCCGGTCAACGGCAGAAACGCACCCGAAAAGATCAGCGTCATTTTCCCCCCTGCCCTGCACACAAAAATTACCTGGGCCTCCTACGCTCAGCCAGAAGTGGTGGAGTTTTCGACAGGAGCAGCAGGGGCAATACCAGGAACTAAGGTAAGCGTTGTCGATACTTCGTACACGATCTTGCTGGATGGTCAGGTTTACAACTCAAGCCAGATAAACAATCGCGCAACTGACTTGTCTTACACGATCTACGGAAAGGCTACCGCAAACTCGGTCCCTGGCCAGTCCGCCTATTCGCAACTGCTGTTCGACCTTATGCCTGGAGAGCAACTGTCGCGAGTCTACTACCACGACTCCAAGAAGAAGGGCGACTACACAGTCATTGAACTATTCGAGCCATTTGAGTTCGACTTGCCCAAGCCAATCCAGCGAGCCTACTCTGTCATGGAGGTTGTCCTAATCACCTCCAGCCAGCCCGATGAAGGTGGATTGTACGATGGGATGGTGCAGAGATTCGAGAATGGATCGTGGCGGGATCTGTACGCCTGCAAGGTGAAGGATCTGAATACATGATTAGCGATTCATCATCATCCGGTGGAGGATGTTCGCTCACTCGCCGAAGATACAAGGCCCTTCACCTTGGCAATCTAATCTTCGGTGCAAGATGCGGCGACCGGCTGATGTCGAGACGGGCGATGGTTTACGCAGGTCCATCGGGATCTGGGGAGCCGCTATTCATCGTTCGCGAATGCGATACGCTGCAACCAGGAACCCAGTATCCCGGTACATACCTCGGAGCGAACGCCTCATTTGTGCCGGTGTTTGAAGTAAGCTGCTGCGACTGCAACCCGCCGCCGCCACCACCGCCGTCCGAATCTAGTTCGTCGAGTTCTTCATCGCCTAGCCAATCGAGTTCTTCAAGTCTGTCTAGCTCCTCAAGCTCCTCAAGCTCCTCAAGCTCACCTCCTTCGGAATCCAGTTCAAGTCCTTCTAGCTCCAGTCCGCCTCCATCGGAAAGCAGTCGATCGAAACCGTCTTCGAGTTCTTCGTCCCTGTCGTCCAGTTCGGCATCGTCTCAGGGCAGCGACACGACTTCAGTTTGCGGTACTTGCACTTTCACCTGGGATGGCTCAGGATGGGGCGCGGGCCCTGTCAGCGATAACTGTACTGCACCATTTCCTGGCGGTCCTAAGTGTGCCTGTAATCCACCGCAGTTTAACGGTAGTTTTCCCAACCAAGTAGTAACTACAGATTGCGGTGCAATATGAGTTGTCCATACAAAGAAACTTGGCCGCAGGAAAAGACAACCTGCCGAGTTGCGTCGGCGTTGGCCAAAGTCGAAACGACTCAGGACCAGTGTGTCGTCACTCCAGAGGCATGTCTGTTTTGCGACGGGCTGTCTAATCCCAGATCGCCCAATCACGTTACCTATTCGCTCGCAATCTCGCACCTGCATCAGAGAAATCGTCTTAACTTTGACGGCGAACACGCCTATCTCCGACAAGGGCTGGCCGGAAACATCCCGAAGGATGGACCGGGAACTAGACTTCACAGCCTGATCGGATGGCTCAAGACGGACGGGGCGTGCGACTGCGAGGCCCACAAGCAGATGATGGATTTGTGGGGCGTGCAGGGATGCCTTGAGAGAGTAGACGAAATCGAGAAGTGGCTGGAGACGGAGGCCAAGCGTCGGGGGATCAACTGGCTTCCAATGACTTATCGCCCCCTAATCAAGTACGCCATCAAGCTAGCAGGTCACGGAAAGAATGAAACTGTTTGACGCAACATTCGTCATCAATCTCCCATTCAAACAAGACCGCCTCGAAAAGTTCAGGCAATCCTATCCAGAGGATTTGCTTGGAGAGGTGCAGGTTTGGCGAGCGGTTCATGGCGACACGGTTCAGCATCCGTACTGGTGGAGTGCTGGCCGTGGTGCATGGGGATGTTACCGATCGCACCTTCAGATCCTCGAACACGCATGGAACACTGGGCTCCAGTCCTACTTAGTGTTTGAGGACGACGCGATTTTCGTAGAGGACTTCGCTGAAAAGCTAGCGAAGTACATGGAAACGATCCCCGAAGACTGGGAGCAGGCATACCTTGGCGGTCAGCTTCTCTACGAAATCGAGCACCCGCCCCATCGCATCAACGACGAATGGCTGATTCCGTACAACGTCAACCGAACTCACTGCTTCGCCGTCCACAATCGAGGATACGCCAAACTTTACAAGCACCTGTTCAAAGTACCATTCGAGCAGGGTGAACATATCGACCACCACCTCGGAAGACTACATGAAGAAAAGGGAGTCAACGTCTATGTCCCGAACGAGTGGCTTGTAGGCCAGGACGGAGGCTGGTCAAACATCAGCGGAAAAGAAAACCCGCCGCACTTCTGGCACAATCCAGGCAAGTTCTCCAAGGATCACGACTTGTACTTGCGACCGGAAGCGATCTTCCTAAAGGCCACCCCTGCCGTAGCGGCAGAGTTGCGACATCGCGGATGGCATCAAGGAAACTGGCTAACTGAGGACGGATTGGATCGGGGAGTGTGTCAGGCCCTTGGGTCTAGCCAGCCAGCGGCAAACATCCAGCGATGGTACGAATGGGTTCAGCGAGAAGTTGTGCGCGACGGCCTTGTCCTTCCATGCCTGTACCACCCCTCCATTACTGACGAACTGCTGAGTCAGTTTCAGTTTGCACGCTGGCATAAGATCGAAGCCGAGACAGTTGAGGAAGCCATCGCCAAACTAGAGGAGTCGAGGAACCGTGTACTTTAGTCACGCTGGCGACCTTGGGGACATCATCTACGCACTGCCGACGATTCGCGTGTGCGGGGGAGGGGAGCTATGGCTGTTCAACATGCCGGGACGAACTACGCACGCCATGACTCCAGAGAGAGCGGAGAAACTTCGGAGGCTGCTAGAGTACCAGGACTACATTCACGCATTCGGATTCAATCAACACGCGACCGACACGAACATCAACGGCTTCCGCGATCACGGCTGCAACAACTTGGCCGACTTGCATCTGGCAACGATGGGACATCACTGGTATCACCGCAATACCGCTTGGCTAAAAGTCCCAGAACCAAGAAAAACATATCCGGTAGTAATCACTCGCACGACCAGATACATAACGCCGTGGTTTGACTGGGGAGCCATCTGCGACAAGTACAATGGCCAGATCGGATTCATTGGCCTGCCCGGTGAGTGGCAGCACTTCTGCGACTCATACAAGAAAAGCGTTCCGTTCATACCTGCGGACGACTTCATGGAAGTCGCTCAGGCCATTGCAGGTTGCGAGCTTTACATTGGTAATCCAACTTGTGCGACCGCCGTAGCCGAAGGGCTGAAACACCCGAACATGATTCTCGAAATGCCAGCACAGCAAGAGCCGTACTTGCGATTCAGTCGCAAGGGAGTTGTCTACTGCGTAGATGGAAAGCTAGAGTTACCCGACCTATGAAAACGATCGTCCTACAAAACGCAACTGAAGGGTACAAGAGGCTCTTGCTGTTGACGGCAGAGCACCACTATCGCCATGCGGCGAGGCTCAACTACTCGATCCTGTTCACGCACCAGCACCGAAACCCAGAGAGGCACGTTTCCTGGGAGAAGGTCTATATGTTCCGGGACGCGATCCGGCAGGGCTACGAACGGATTGTGTGGCTCGACGCCGACACTCTTTGGCTTGGCGATCCCATCGAGACGGGGCAGACGGCACCGCTAGGAATGGCGTGGCACCAGGGCGACGAGTACGATCACTACAACGCTGGCGTCATGGTTCTTCAAGTTGGTGACAAGTTGTCATCATTCATTGACGAATGGATTGCGTCTGAAGACGGCGGGCATAAGTGGTGGGAGCAGCACCCAATGAACATGCTGATTCGCCAAAAGCCGGAACTGGCCTGTCCCATCGGGGCCGAATGGAATAGCGTACAGCCTTTCCCTCACCTCCGAGCCGACAATCCAAAGATCGTCGCTTGGCATGGACGACCAACCCTAGCCTACGACGGGATCATGGAATGGCTGACACGCTAACGCCCCTCTGCGAACTGGCCTTGAAGTACGGCGCCGACAAGTGCCAGCAGTACGGGCACTCCTACACCCCCTGGTATCACCAGCAGTTTGAGCCAATCCGCCAAGAACCAGTGAGAATCCTTGAGATAGGAATTGGACACCCCGAATTGATGGTGCCGATTGTCGGGGAATCCTACAAGCCTGGGGCTAGCCTGCGAATGTGGGCTGAGTATTTCCCAAACGCTCAGATCACAGGGCTCGACATTCGCCCAGAGGTTCTGTTTCAGGAAGACAGAATTTCCACGTTTTTGTTCGATCAATCATCACCAGACTGCCTATCCTCTATGGTAGATTCTGGATTTGAGTTTGACATCATCATCGACGACGGGTCGCATGAGCTTGGCGACATGCTTATGACCCAGCGTTTTTTGCTGCCGATCGCCAGGAAATGGTATATCATTGAGGACGTTCGGAACGAGTACCTTTGGGCGGTAGTTCAGCAAGGGTTCACGGCAAGATCCGGCATGAACCGATGGGATAATCTCTGCTTTCGGAAGGTGTGAAATGGCCAACGAAATCACAGTGGACTTCGGACTAAGGGCCAGCCGATCGGGAGTGAAGACAGAGGTTCCGAACACTCAGTACCAATTCGACACCGGAAGTTCTCTGTTTGTTGACGGCTCTCAGAACATCGGGACGACCTACGAAATCCTTGAGTTGTCGGGCCTGAGCAATGGCGGCGTGACCAGACTGTTCAACGCTGACTCGACTCACACGGTACAGATTGGCCTGGAAGTTTCGGCCACGTTCTACCCGCTGTTCGAGATTCCACCGCAGAAGTTCGCATTCCTTCCCAAGCTAAGTACGCTCAATGTTTACGCCAAATCGACCGGCGCGGCGGCAGTGAACCTTGTTCGACAAGTCTTCCAGCAGTAGGTGAATCATGTCTTACGGTGGATTCGGCGCGTACTCCATGCAAGGCCAGCCAAAACCGCAGGCCATGAACAGACAGCTTTTGTCCTATGTTCTGAGGAATCCGCAGGCGGCAAGCCCAGCACCGGGCGGCGAATACATGCCACAGCCGTACCAGTCAGCGGGATCTGAATTGCTTCCGGGATCTCCAGCATTTCAAGGCGGAACAGTCGAAATGCGAGCCCAGTCCCGATCAAGGCTGGCCCGCCCCCCTGCTGCGCCAAAACCGACTGCACCTCCGACGATCGCACAGCGGATGGGCCTCGACAAGCCGATCCTAACGCAGCCTCTTATGAGCACAGAGCCTTTAGAGAAAACTCTACCAACATTTCTTGGGGGGATGCAAGGGCGAGTGAACTCCCTGCTTTCGGCAGACCAGCCCTGGATGACTACATCGCCAATACTTGGGTCGGGGACTTCAAACGCATTGCCAGAAATGGGGCCCCGTCCTGTTGCAGCAAGGCCGATGCGTCCAGTCCCGGTCAATGCACCGGACATGACCAGCGGACCCCCGGTTCCACCACTACGGGCACCGGATATGACCAGTGGACCCCCGGTTCCACCAGTGCGACAGTTCAATCGACCTTCACCCGTCTCGCCTACTCCGCAGACTCCAGGGCAGGCAATGCGACAGCCTACGCCGCAAGTCCGTGGCACCGACAACGCCATGAAGCGAGCACAACAGGGAGCACCACCAGCACCGCCGACGCCAACCAGGGGAATCCTCAAGCCAGGGGCAACGCCGACCGTAGCCAACCTTCTCGAAGACGTTCGGGCCGGGGTCAACGACAGCGGAACCATCGGGCTCGATCGACTGACCGGGGCTCCTATGTCCGTGGTGCAGATGCAGAACCAGGGCCGCGACATCGCCAACCAGATCGTAGACGAATCCATTACGCGACGGGCACTGACCGACCCCAGGTCGCTCAGCCGAGATAATCGCACCGGGATCGCACCGATCAACCTGATGGCAGAAATGGATCGCCGGGCGGAAATGGAAACCGAGCGGCAGGCGATGAAGCAGCGTGGTGCCGAGTGGCGAGCAAATAAACCAACCAGCGAGGAGTTTCGAGCACTTGAGCAATCTCGCCGAGAAGCCAACGCCGCAATGAACCTTGAGAAGTTCGGTCAACGTGAATCTCCGTACCAGCAGCGAAAGGCAGCAGAACGAGCCGAAGATCGCCAGCGTATGCGAGAACGCATGAAGCAGTTCGAGGACATTAAGTACGCTCGGATTGCAATGGATCGGTACGGCATGGCACCCACCGAGGAGCTATCGCTTCGCGCTGCGATGGGAGCGGCCCCGGAAGCCGGGATGCAGTTCATGGCCCAAAAGGACTTGAATCAAGCACAACGCGACGTAGCAAGGATGCAAACCGAAACGAACAAACTCAAAATCAACACTGACAGAGAAACACAGCTTAAACTGAAAGAAATGGACAACGAGGCGAGACAGCAAGAAACCGAAGTCAACAAAATGCTGGCCGAAGGGCAAATCAAAGAATCAGAAGCTAGCCAGAAACTGCTTCAGATAAAGGCTGAAAATGAAGCCAAGCAGTTAAGCGTTATGATGGAGAATGCACAAGGGCAATTGCGGGTAGGTATAGCACAGGCACTTGGGGCAATGACATCAAATGCAGCATTTGCCTCAATGCTACCTCCGCAAACGATGCGTCAGATAGTTGGATCGCTGACCGGGATGATGACAGGCCAAGCACCACAGCCAGGGCTTCAACAGCAGGAAGCGATGAATCCAGGAGCTTCCATAGACGCTGGAATGATGGAACCGTCGGAGATTGGCTATCAAGTAAGCCGAACAGAATCCAACCCAGTCTTTAGGAAAGTATTCCCCGATCTATCCGATCCAAGTTCGATTGCATGGTCGATTGGAGGCATGATG